CGCATTGGAATGCCCGGGGCCCCCTAAAATAAATCCTACTGTTCCCGAATGGTTTAAGGATTTTAGCTTACCCACATGTAGAAACGGTTGGAAGCTCGGGGCCCCAAAGCTTGAAAATCCATTCGCATGGATTCCAGACATTAAAGACTTTACAAAAATTTTGTTTCAACTATTGAAGCAAGCTATCTTGCAAGCAATTGGATTGGCACTAGTAAAATTATTATCTAAAATTTGTAATCTCCTGGGGAATGCCATGTGCAAGGCTCTTGAGACTGTTGGTTCATTGGCTGCATCATTGCCCGATGTTGCTACAGGTCAGACTACATTTAAAGATATTGTTGTTGATGCCATTTGCGGAGATAACGCAACGACTGAACAGACTGATAAGGCAATAGAAGAATTGTTTGAAAGTTTAGGAATCGGAGCCCAAGCACTATCAGATAAGGAAGCAGTTCAACAATTTGTGTCAGAGATCTCTAGCGCAGTAACTCGAAGTGAGCTTTCCGATGCTTTTTTAGGGAACGCTAGCGCCCAAACACTAACTATTATTGACAATATAGCTGAACAAGGTTATCCTCAATTTCGGCCCGGTTTCCCAAATAGAGATTCAATAGGCAACTTTTTCAAAAATGTAGGAAATCTTTTCCCAGCTGATTTTAAAGATCAGCTGAAAAATTTGCCAGAAGATCCTCCTGGTCAAGCTGGAGAGCCGGCAAACCCACTGCTGTGTTCCACCCCAGAAGATTTAGAAAACTTTTGTAATACTAGAGCTGCTCTCTTGGAAGGGAGAGTATCAGAAAAAGGAGCATCAGGTATGTGCCGCGCAATGCGAGACAAGCTAGCTGATGATTTAGAAGATATCGGTGATATTTTGCAAGGCGGTATTCCTAAATATATCGAACGCAACATACCCCCTATTGTTTCTGATCCGGGTTGCGACAATGGAATGATACCGTTTGAGTCAGAAGAGGCATTGGCATCTTCTGGTGAGATCACTAAGGGAATCTTCAAGCAGCTTAAAAATGCATTTTCTAAAGATATGCTCAACAATGGCCCCGGAATGGCAAACTGGGGAATGATGAATATGATCATGTCAGATACCATGGGAAATCCTTTAACAGCGCACCATCGCAAGACCACGTGGTCAAAAAGAAACGTTAATTTTTATAGTGATGCAGAAGAAGATGCAACGCGTCAGGCTCCCACTGTGTTGCAAGAGGGAGCTTATCCGGTTAAAATCGCTGAATGGCTGCAATTTCAATATCAAGGCTCTGCCGAGGATGATGGTTATGCTGAGACAGCAACATCATTATCTGCTTCTCTTAATTTCGTTTCCAATAATGACTATAGGAGCCCCCGAAAAACTTATCAGTCTTTTAGCAAGCTTGGGATTAAGGAAGGATGGGGTGGCGTATACAATGTCAATGCTATGAGTTTCCCGGACCAAGGATATAATGTTGTGAGTTCGATTGATTTGGATAGATTATCGGTCAGTTTTCTAGAGCTAGGTAGAAAAGCCACCCCGGATATGACGTTGCAATTTAAGGATAATGCAAAAGGTTTAAGATCCGGCCCCGGAGAAACACGAGGAGGCTCAGAATACTCGTATGGTTTTGATATAGAGATGTATACATCAGATTTGGTTTCACAACAAGCGATGCTTACGGGCTCTACAACGGGGTTTACTAATAGATTTGATGATAATATGCGAATTAAAATTATGGAATTACAAAATTTTTCGTCAAAGTATATAGATCCTAAAGCTGCAGATGTCGAAGAAGAAATGAGCGCGGCATCTACCACCGAGAGGGAAGGTTCTGTCTTATCTGTTCTTAAATATGAATTTCTGTCATTTGATAACACCTTAGATCCCTTTAAAACCATATTAGATCGATTTCCTGCCTTTGCCAACTGTTTCATCATGGAGCAAGAATATATGCCTCAAGTAGTGCTCCTGACAGAAATGGCATCCCAGTATGCAATAGGGGCCCCAGAACTCAGCAACGATGATACAAAGGCGTTTTATGATGCGTTTGCGACTCATATAAGTCAGACGTTTAGAGCTGATATCGGTAATAATACTCCCGCCTTTGACTATGGCGCCAAGTACGATGATTTATCCCGAGCAGATACAGAATATGTATTGTCATCTGGTTATCGCGACTCGGGCATCAATTACGCTGAGGCTGAAATTGAAGATCCCGAAACGGGTGAATACAGACCTATTACTAGTAACGATATGATTTTGGGAGTTAGCCGCATGCAATATGAGATTGAGGCAGGCACATATACAGGTGTTGACTCTGAAAATCGTATATTTTATTTAGATCCTACGCAATTTGGAGGAACTTATATGAATCCATCCATTTATATAAAACCACAGAAAACTGAAGGATGGATGTCAATTATAGACGTGATGTTTCCTCAACTAGGGCCATGCAAGCCCCAGCGCACTGATTTAATTGATTTTCAAGAAATTCAAGACATGGTGGATGAGATTTATACTACATTGGCTCCCGATCCCCGGATGAAAATTGAAGATACAGAATGCTTGGTTCAGAAGCCGTATAATCGATTATTAGAGCGCCGCTCCGCTGCAACTATTGAGGGGCTCATTATCGCAGCATGTAGGATATTTGCTTCTACTCATTTTCTGAAAACTCTGGCAACTTTCACAACATTTAAGCCAGATTTTAAAAATGTTTACAGCTCTGTGTATGCTCAATATATTGTAGAAAATATGGAAGCAGCATTTAAAGATGCTGCACCAGATCGTTTTGAACAATTCTCAGCATTTAAAGATGAAGAATTTTGGTATGCTTTTTTAGAACAGTCGGTGCAGATGTATGCTAGGAAATGTGACACTGGAGAAATAGATCCACCAACTTCAGCACAGCGCGCCCTTTCATATTTAAATGACATGCAAGAAATCTATCTCTACCCAAGTAAACAAGATTTGCTTAACGACAAAGAAGCTAATCGCGTAAGACTTGTTAAGACTTTGAAGAATTATCGAGCTGATAAAAATCTTGAAGCAGTTTATGCAACAGAAGAGCAAGCAAAACTTATTTTAAAGGAAATAGTGAGCAAAGAGATAGAAGTGATGGCCGAAAAATTCTTGATTAATTTAAAAACTGCCGGTATTGAGCCCACAGTATCAGATATCGATTATTATACAATGCGTTATTTTACACAAGGAAGCACTCTTGATCTGGATAAAGAAATCGTTGAAGAAACAGAAGAGATGCCAACAGAGCCAGCCCCAGAAGGCGAAGCATATTATACCGTGGGATCTGAATTTAGTGTATTTCTAAAACTAGGAGAACATGAACTATACGAGGAAGGTGATGTGTATACTGGATATTACCATGTTCATGAAAATGATGACGGATCTATCGCCTATATGTCAGGGCCCACTCACACAGGCGTTCCTCATGATCTTTTAAAGCCAATGGCAAACAAGGTCATTGTACCAATAGGAGATGTGGCAGACTACGGTTTTGAGCCAATTGTCGCGACCGAAGTAGGAGCAGTTGCACGTGCCGCTATAGATGCTGCACAGATAATAATTGATTTAGCACAAGAAGCAGTAGACGCAAGCCCTCTTGACGATACTTTACAACTAGCTCTCGACGCGGCAATTTCTGCGTATGAGACTGTTCTTGGCACTTTCGGGTTAGACTCTGAAACTGTGGCGGCTTCTGGTCAACCATTTCTTATAGAAAAATATATCAGCATTAATGGTGAGAAATATTCCCCCTCCGAAGCTCAAAATATAATTTTAGCCAACAATCCTGGGCTCAATCTATCTGAAGTATATCCTGGGAATATGGAACAGGTTATCGCAACATCTGGTCAGATTACAGGTGTCATAGGAGATCTTGGAGTCATGTATGGGCTACAATTATCGATTATCATTAATGGTGAAAAATATCAACTTACACAGGTAGAAATGTCGGCTTTGGATCTTCCTATCGCCCAATTCCCTCCATTAGATAAGAATACGAAATTATTATATTGTTTAGTTAAAATGCTGAAAGCGTCTAAAGGCTTTCAACTCATTACAAAATATATTTTTCCGATGAAAAATATTCTTTCTGTTCTTGCTATTTATAATGATATGGCATTCTTGCCTTCGATCGGAGAATGGACCGTGAAATTTGGTGATACATATAGCAAAACTCTTTCCGAAAAGCCAGGAATATCTGTTGTCGCCACCGAGGGTGACGAAGAAGGGGAATATGATATAGAATTAGAGGAAAAAGTAGGATGGTCAGCTATCGGAGAGCGCACCACAGGATGGACGCCGTTCGTGACCACCTGGGATGAGTGGGATCAAGATTTGCTAAACAAATCTCGATGGCGGCTGAAAAGATTGTTTAGATCTCAATATAATTCCCGAGACTTTAAGCCGGGTCAATTTCCAGATTTGGGTATAAATGGCCCCGGTCAAATTTTTATGAGAAAGATGAGAGCAAAAATGATTCCCGACCCGGGCGGCCAACTGCTTCCATGGTGGAAGAAAAGAAAGCTTAAATCTAATCCGTTTAATTCAGATGGGCATTTGTGTGAAAAAGACGATGATTAGATATATTTATAGTGAGGCAATACAATGAGTTCGTTATCGGTAGCGCTCCCGCTGTCATTGGATGCTTCTGATGGCTTTGTGATGATTAAAAATCTTAAGGCATTAATGAGGCAGAATCTAAAAATGCTCCTCCTTACTATTCCAGGAGAGCGAATAATGGAGCCCGATTTTGGTGTGGGAATTAAAACATATTTGTTTGCAAATTTTCATGAAGGCGTTCAGGGTGCTATAGAGACTGCCATCCGCAATCAGTGTGGGCTTTACATGCCTTTAATTTCCATTGTAGATATACAGTTTTATATAATAGATCCCGATACACATTCCGCCGCCTTTAGAATTCTGTATAGTATTCCCAACCTTGGGGTTAAGGATTTATTAGAATTTACTATTTAAAAAAGAGGATTTTTTATGTCTAGTGATCAAAAAAAGATATTACCTATAGATTATACGAGTAGAGATTTTGCATCGATTCGAGATGATTTGATGGGAATCGCTGAAAGATTCTATCCGAACACTTTTCAAGATTTTAGTGAAGCTTCTTTTGGCTCTTTGATGCTTGATGCTGTTGCATATATTGGAGATCAGCTGTCTTTTTATATGGATTATAATGTCAATGAAGCGTTTCTAGATACTGCATATCAATATGGTAATGTTGTTAGGCATGGTAGAATTTTGGGATATAAAGACTCCGGCCGACCATCTACGTATGGAGAAGTGGCATTCTTTGTTTTAGTTCCCGCATCTCAAGTTGGTTTGGGCCCCGATCCAAGCTATACTCCCATTCTCAAAAGAGGAACTCAAGTTAGCTCTGTTGATGGCTTGGGGTTCGTGCTTACTGCTAATGTAGATTTTGCCAACTCGACTAACTCAGTAGTAGTCGCCCGCGTCGATGATGCTACAGGCGCCCCCACGTTTTATGCCATTAAAGCATATGGTAATGTGGTATCGGGTCATTTTGCCATAGAGCAGGCAACTCTCGGCCAATTTGAAAGATTTAAGACAGTTTCGATAACAGATCCCAATCTTGTAGAAATTATTTCAGTAATAGATACGCAAGGAAATGAATATTTTGAAGTTGATTATTTGGCACAAGATATTGTTTATAAGGAAATGTCAAATAAGAATTTTAAAAGCGATAATGTACCTTCAATTCTAAAGCCGTATCTGGTTTCTAGAAAATTTGTAGTAGAAAAAACAAGCAATGCAACATATTTACAATTTGGAAGTGGAAATTCCGCTGAATCCAATGTAATTGCTGATCCACAATCGGTTGCTTTAGATATTTTTGGCAAAAGCTATGTTAGCGACACTACCTTTGATCCTAGCCGCTTAACTAAGAATAAAAATTTTGGTTTAGTTCCCTACAACACCACTTTAACCATTGTTTATAGAGCAACCAACCCATTAAATTCAAATGCAGCAGCAGGAGCTATTAGAGAAGTGGCTAGTTCAAGATTTGAATTTGAAGATGAAACTGCATTAACCAACACTACTCGTTCAACTGTAGTTAATTCTCTTGAGGTCATGAACGAAAAGCCTATAATGGGAGATGTCACAAGTCCATCTACTTCCGAGATTAAAAGAAGAATTTATGACACTTTCCCTACACAAAATCGCGCAGTCACTCAAGCAGATTATGAAAATGTAGCCTACAGAATGCCGGCTAAATATGGCTCCATATTGCGTTGTTCGGCGCAGAAAGACCCCAGCGCCCTAAAGCGAAACGTTAATTTATATGTTATTTCTCAAGATCCTCAAGAAAAATTAATTAACACAAATGCAACAATAAAAATAAATTTAAAAACTTGGTTAGACAATTATAGAATGATCAATGATACAATTGACATATTAGATCCCTTTATTATTAATATAGGTATAAATTTTGTTATAAGAATTAAGGCAGGATC